AGTGTTGTCATTCACCAGTATTCCGTGAGTGGATGGGTTAGCTTTTACCAGTTCAGGTGTAATACCATCACTTGACTTGGTTGCAAGCACTGTATACACACTATTGTCGTCTTTGCGTGCCTGGGTCAAGTTAGTTTGCTTTGGCTACCAAGCTACTAAAATATGGTGATAACCTAATCTCATCTTTTCTTTTTCGAGGGTGATGAAAATGGCAAAGCGTAATGCCGTTGTTAACCTCGTAGCGAAGTTCTGGGTGATCTGTCCATCCAAGGATGTGATGAGCTTCTAATCTTCCAGAACAATCTTGGTTAGAAATTCGACATTTCCAACCGTCCCTGTTTTTGACAGACTGACTCCATTCTCTATGAAGCTGACCCCCACGATCTCTGCTATCGTCTTTCAGTTTTGTTCTGTCTTCTATCCATGAGTAGTGGTTTTTCCCAGAAATCTGTGGCATACTTCTTCCAACATTCCACGCTGATTTTCCTCTAGATCTCTCACTAGTTGCCTTTCTACCTTCTTCTGATTTGTTATATGCAATCAATTCTCTTAAACCAACGGGAGTCTGTCCTTTATGTGCCTCACTCATTTTCTTTCTATATTCTGGGTTACCCCACAACTTCTTATTTCTCTCACTCAATTTTCGTCTCGTTTCTACTGACGCTATTCTACCTTTATTTATTTGGTGTCCTTTCTGAAATGTCATGTGATTCGTTTCGTGTTACGTTTGCCCTCGCGGATTTCTTTTGATGATCGCTCGAGTGTTTCGTACTTATCTTTGAGCACCTTTTCACGTTGAGTGATATCAGTGTCTTTCTTGGATAATTCGACAGCGTAGGAATTGACAGATTTCTCTCGGTCGATGAGGTTCTTTTCCTTTTGAGAAAGAGATGCGTTGGCTTCGTGAACCTCTTTGTGGAATTTAGTCCACTCTTCAGCCAATTTCTCGGCCGATATCTTAGACCTTGCCTCTTCTTCTTTAACGCGGTTTTCTCTTTTGTCTAGGTCTTCGGATTTTTCCGTATTCAACCTCTCTTGGTCAACAATATCTTCCATACGTTCGGACAATTCATCCCACCCAGCACGAAGTTCGGCTTTTTCAGCTTCTAAATCTGATTGGACACGACTTGCAAATTCAAGAAGTTTTTCTGCTTCTTTTTTCTGGTCATCGATCGGTTTCATGGCCTCAGATTTACGTGATTCAAGGTGATTGACCTCTTTGGTCTTCGTCATGATTTCAGCATCAAGTTCGAGTTTCCGCTCGGATACCAGCTTTTTCTTTTCTTTCAGTTGCACATCCAATAAGGCGATCTCTTCGTTGATATTCGTGCGCTTGGTATTCACCCGTTGGATCAAGTCCGCTTCCTGCTCATCCAGCTTCTTGATTCGCAGGAATCGCTCGTGCTCGATCTTTGATTTGTCGCTTCTTACCGCTTCTGGCGTGAGAAGTTGCATGGCGACTTGGGGTTATAGCTCAACTCCGATTATGTTGGCCTTGCAGGCGGCGGTCCCGTCTATCTCAACAGATACCAATGCACCCGAAGTGCCTCGGAGTGGAGATTTGAAGCTGTGAGAGAAGAAACTTGCACCGACTTGGAGCTGTAGAATTGTAGTCGTACCTTGCTTCACGAGACAGATGGCGCCTGCTTTATCGGAGCTGACCGCAATATCGGTTATCAGATATTGCTTGCCAGCGGCTGCAGCATGAGAAGCCACAGCCGATGTGGCATGTGTAGCTGTCTCGGAGAATGGTGTACCTCTTTCAATTGGTGACATGGTAATTATTGGTTATCTTCTACGGGTTGATTCTCGAATGCGGATACATCACTAGCGTCATCTTCGCCAAAGTCAGGGGACTTTACTATTTGCGGTTGAGTCGGGTCCTGAACGTTGGAAGTTGGCTTATTTGCGCGATTTTTATTCGCTACATCAATGGATGTGTCAAGCTCGTCTTTTTTCTCAACTTCATCACCGAGTTCATCGGTGGTGTCGGGAGTGTAAGCTTTGTTGAAGAGCTCCATGAAGTTCTGCTCTTGCTCAGGGAACTTGGGAGACGTACTGCGCTCCTTGCCGGTCTTAATCAGCTCGCGATTCGTCAAATGCTTGGCGAAGTGGTTGGCTAAATAGTCGGGCATGTAGAGCGACTCGCCGGGGGCAAACTTTTTGGGCTTGCCATTCCAGTATCCGATAAATTCCTCCGAAGAGAAGTTGGTGAATAATGCTGTTTTCATGATTGTGTTTTCTCAGGTGGGCGATGTCCCGAGTTATTGGCGCCCGGGTGCCGATCCAGCGTACTCGGCATAATAATTTGCGCTGGGATTCCCGTCCTCATCGCTGTCCTCTCCGTAGAAAGGGCAGAGTGAAGACGGGATAGAAACCTAGTCGATTGTAAGGTAGATGAGCGAGTATTCGCCCGTGATACCTGTAGCCATATGCTCACCGCCGATGTTCGTAGCTGCAATAGCTGGAGCCATCGAGCCAGCAGTACCGCCAGAGAGAGAGCCTACGACCTTGCCAGCGACGCCTGTGCCCGTGAAGAGCACTGAGGCGACACCTTTGGTCTGAAGCCAGCCGTAGTATGCGGCAGTGATAATTGTCGGAGCGACACCTACGATTCTACCTGTAGGAGTACCCGGCTCTATCACAACACCGTTGTACGGATTGGCGACCCAGATGACGCGCGAACTAGTAGTGAGAGCAACCTGGATAGGGTCATCGAGTTCAATCGTTACAACAGCTGCGGAAGCGGCTGGGTGAGATTTAATTCGATATGTGTAACCTGCTCCTGGAGTCACGACAACCGCGAGATATCCGCCCTGAAATTCGTTCGCTGTAACTGTGAGAGTTGCTGTCGTAGTGACGGAAGTATCGCCGATTGCTGCTGCCGCAACTGCGTGACCGCCCGAGGGCTGGTCGTTGGTAGCATCAAGGGCTTTGCTCTGATATACCTTTCCCGCGACAGTTGCTGTGGCGCCTACTTTCGTGTAACGAAAGCCGCGACCGTCAGCAGTCTCAATGTAAGAACCGACCACTGCCTGAGCACTCTCAGATTCCTCGAGAATGCCTTGGGGGGCGATCACCATTGGTCCTGCGAGATTTGATTCTGACATGATTTTGGTTGATTTTAAGAAACACTAATAATTTAAGCAGAAGCTCCTTTGATAATAGCGAAGTTTAGAACTATCGCCTCAGCAAGAGCACCTGCTGATACGTTGGATACTGTGATCTTAAATGATCCAGCATCAACTTGAGAGACACCAACAAGATATCCTCCTGCAGTGCCAGCAGACCCGTGGTTAACAATAATAACGTCAGTAGCTGCGACAACAGTGTTGGTTACCGTGAAAGTAACCTCTGCAGCAGCCGCAAGCGATTCAGCGTGCATTGTAATTTGACCAACAAGTGTGCTTAGTGTTACGCCAGTCGACTTGCTTGTTAACTGCGTAACCGTTCCTCCAGATCCAGTGGTATATCCAATACCTGCGGATGCAGACGATGATAGTACACCACCTGATAGAGACAGAGCACCAGTAACAGCAAGAGTTCCTTCGAACACTGCTGGTTTTTGGGTGTTGAGTCCATGGAACTTAACGACAGGAATGAAATCTTCTATGTATTGAGTCATGATGTTTTTTTTTGTTTTAACCCTCTCCCGTTGATTCAGGGTCAAAGGATGAACTTAGCTAATAACGAAGACTACACGCCTGTAATGCCAGTGAGCTTACCGTGTCTCTTTGGATTGGTAGTGATGAACTGACCGCCGAAGTAGATGTGGCCGACCACTGCGCCAGCATTGGCTGGAACGATCCAGTCAGACCACGAGAAGCCGAGGCCAATCGGGGCTGCGTAATCGTTGCCCTCGATCTGGGACTTGTAGGCTACGGGCTTCGCGTTGAAGAACGGAAGTGCGTACCAATCAACGTAGTCCTCGTTGACCATGATGAATGCACCAGAGGTACACTTTTCATCCATGATAACGGGCTTGCCGTTGTAGTCGAGAGCTGTGAAGCCAGTGGTACCGAAGAGACCACCTTTCATTCTAGTTGCTTCCTTGTTGATCCTCTCTTGTGGTCTCAAGAGCTGACCATAGAAGTTGAACACAGACTCGGTGGTGTAGATAGCTGTAGGCTTCTGTGCACCGGAGGTGACTGCTGCCCATAGGGTATCTACTTTAGCGAGGCTGATAGTGCCCGATGACGCGGTAACTGTAGACTTGAGAGTCGTATAGGTTGAGCGTGAAAGGCCGCCAATTGTCGCAGCGGATGTTCCGTCATCGACAAGTGCGGCAAGACCCAAAGGATCTTTGCTACCGTTGCCTGTTCCGTCAGCGTAGAAGATGGCACCAAGGTCGTCGGCCATGTCTTCAGTATCTGACTGAATGGTGAGCTTCATGAGGTCAAGCACCTTTTCCTCAGTGTCTGCAACAGACAACTCATCGCCTGGTAGAGCGCAAGTGATCTGGTAGAACGAGGGTGTGAACTCAAGAAACTGTCGGTTGTCGGTTGCTGCGACCGAGAAAGTATCGAAGCCACGGAAGGACTGGCCTGTCGTGTTCTTAGAGACTTTGATCGGAGCGCGCAACGTACGACCGCTCCATTTCTTCGCACCGCGAACTACGCGTTGGAAGAGGACGTTGGAGTTAAGGACTGAGTCAACCACGAAAGGCAGATATTTGGTCTGCACTGTGGTCTGAATCCTTTGTCCATATAATTCTGCCATGATGATTAATGATTAATGATTAATGTTTACCAAGGTCTAGCGCCTGGTTTTGAAAAGTCCGCGCTAGTCGTAACGTTGGGAGGTGTGGTTTCGGCTCGATTCTCTGAGGTGGTGGCACCTGCGATTTTCTTTCGATCAGATTTATCGTCAGTGGGGGAACCTTTGGTCGATCGATTCTTCATGAGTTCGAACGCGACTTTGTAGTTCCAGCGACCTTTGCTGTCTGTGAGGTCGTTGTCGAGCGTGAATTTCAGCAATTTGTTTCTGTCAATCTTTTCGCCTTTAGGATTGAGGGACTTGTCAGCTTCAATTTCAGTCACTGTATCGTTGAAGTACTTTGTAGCATCTTCGATAGATTTCTGTTCTTCGGCCTGCTTGGAGGTCACGGCGCTAACCGCTGCCTCTTTCGCTTTGTTGACTCGGTCGTCCTCATGTTTGAGGTAGTCTCGCCACTGGTCCTCATCGCCCCCGAACCACGTTGGAATTGGTGGGAGTTCGCCGTCCGAAGCCGATTGGGACTTCGAGGCACCGATCTTCCCGTCAAATTCCGTGCGCAAGTTGTCAATCTCCTCGACATGGCGCTTCTCCTGTTCGTTGAAGCGTTTATTCCAGTCTTCCTCTCGCTCTTTCCAGCGAGGGTGATCGGCAAATCCTGCGTCTGCACCGTCCTTTTTATTATCTTCGCCAGAGTTTGTATCTTCCCCCTCTTGCGATTGGGTCGGATCGGTTTTTGTTTCTTCTCCCGTCGACGACTCGGCGGAGTTATCGTTCTCCGTGTTCTCTGCAGGAAAGGCTGGGTCGCCTTCCGCTTTGAACTGCGTCATTGTTTCATCATTCATTGTAATATAAATTATGTTAATTGACTACGTGGAGTATGTTTATAGTCCCCCCAACGATGGGACAAAGAACTTATGGACGTTTCGGTTTCTTCTGCACTTTCTCCGGCAAGCTTTTCATAGATATCGTTTTGCGCGCGAACTCTTTGGCCAGCTCGGGCTTCACAGCGTGCAGATATCTTGATTGTGCTTTGCTTTTGAAAGGCATAGTTTTATTTTTTATCTTCGCCACCAATTCCGAGCATGTGGATCTCGAACTCCGCATCATTCTGGTATCGACTCATCGAGATTCCTATCATCTTCAGTTTCAGAGTAAGTGTGTACTCCTTACCGATGTCCCACTTCTTTGCTTCTGGTAAGTGAGACAGCTCAATGCGGAAGCTCGGGTATATTGGTTTATCTTCCGTCTTCACGGGAGTGTCCATCATTCCCTTATCTGTTTTTGGTGTGATTTTTCTTAAGGTCATTGTATTGGTACTTCGTTAATAATATCCTGCGATGCCTGTTCTACAGGGGATTCCTTGACAACCTCTTCTGTCTTGGCCGGTGGTGTTCCGCCGGTGGCGATTACAGCGGCTTCTTGTTGCATCTGAAGTGCTTGTTGAACAAGTGGATTGTTTGCATACAAGAGTTGCGGTGCATTAGCTTCGAGCCAGACATTGGCGGCCAATTCCTCTGGGTTCGGGTACTCAAGGCGCTTGTACATATCGATCAAGGACATCTTATTGGCAGACCCAAGCTCGATGGCTTGATTGGCGATCGTGAGACTGTCTTTCGGTAGGAGCGAGCCCTCTTTGACAGATACAATTATCTTGGGAGGAACAGCTCCGCCTATGAATTGGTAGCCGGAGTCGTAGACGTAAAGAAGCTGTACAAACCAGTTGTATACATCATCAGCGAACTGCTCGAGATACTCGCTCACACCACCACCAATTCGGTCGGCATCCAATCCGCGTACTACAATCTTGCCGCGTACTGTCTTCTCATTTTCTATACCAGATGGTGTTGAGCCGGATGTGCCGAAGATATCGCGCAGACGATTTCTTGTGTCGACAAGATCGTTATACACATCGTTTGGCAGGCCATTCGGAGTGTATTGATCAATGGCATCGCGCGGTGCGCCGTCTGGGATCACAACCACACCACCTTTGCGCAAGGCCTCTGTAACACCTTTGGCTTGTGTTGATGTGAGACCGGAGCGAGCAAGTGATACCACCATGCCACCATTCATACGATCGGCATTCTTGTCTATCTGGCGATTACGCTTATTGATTTTGTCTTGGTTCGCGAGGTTCTGGCCGATGAGAGATGTCTTGTCCATCGGCTGATCACCGAGGTTGAAGACCGAGAGGAATACATATGGCATTTTCGGTATAGGGAAGTGGTTGATGCCCGAGGTCTCGACTGGGTTTGTTTTCACTCCCCCAAATTCATCAACCTCTACACCCTCGGCACCAATATTGTCCGACTCAGGTGTTTCAGTTTTATCATAATTCCAGTGCGGATTTTTCTTTTTGAGCAGTATTGTGTCGCCCATTTTCCACACAAGGAATTGCGGAGTCCACCATTCTACAAATTGCACTTCCGTACCTAGCTCACCCTTGGTGATTTCTTCTATCTTTGCAACAGCTTTCACCGAGGCATCGTCATCGCCTTTGACTATGTCGATGAGTCGGTCTGATTCCATCTTGCGGTATTCGCCGATTCGGTTTCCTGTGTAACCGTCTTCATCAATGGTGGCATCAGGATCGAGAATTATGCGCTTTGGTCTCACGGCGCGAACGGCAGGGATGTCGTTATCGAGGTCCCAGCCGAGCTTTGCCACACCGAGTTCGTAGATCGCCCAGTGTCGGCCGACTTTCTTGAGCTTCAAACGCATCTTGTTTTTGTCGGCAAGGTCAGCAAGGTCACCTTTTACTTTTTGAACGTAAGCAATTTTGGTAGGGTCCTCTACGTCGCCATCTCTTTCAGAGTTTGCCAACATCACAAGTGGCTCGGGATTGCGCCGAGTCATTTGCGGTAGATAGGTTTCCAATGATTCAAAGATCAGGTTATCTACGCGAGGTCTGCTGTCTGCCAGCTTCGGTAGATCATAGTGTTTGCCGAGCCAATACTTCTCGTTTTCTGCAATATTCTTTTCCCATTCCTGCTTCTTTGGCGACTCTTTCCACACCTTTTCCCACTTGTCGGTCAAGCTGATGATATCGCTATCAGACATCGAAAGCTTCAGCTCCGGGAGTTTTTCGGAGACTACACCCTCTTTGGTCTCAGGGGTCACCTCGCCTTTCCGCTTGTTGAGGTCGGCTCCGAGAGATGCATATGCTGTTACGCCCGTGTCTTCTGCCATTGATTTTTATATGAAAAAGTGAGTCGCTAATAAATTGTCTGCGACCCGGACATGGACTGCGTGGAAGAGTTCTAGTGATTTAAATATAGCATAGTAATCTTGACAACGCCACTATGATCATACCTGTGGATAACATAAGGTATTGACGATGACTGCATATGTGTGCTACATTAAAGATGCGCTTTACAAGCGACTAACCCTGGCGAGGAAACAATACGCTCAATATTGACTCATATCACCACCGCCGTCCGCAAGGATCGCGGTGGTTTCGTTTTCAGGAAACAGCGGATCATCTTCATATTCATATTCATCGAAGTCGTCATCCTCTGGTCCCATGATATCTTCTTCGTCGAATAGTTCTTCTTTCATTGGCGCCTCGTGGAGTCGAACCACGTTCTCCGGCTTATGAAACCGGCGACTTACCATTCGTCATAGGCGCGAGAGGTTAGGCGTTTGCGCTACCCTCGTCATCTGGCTTGTCAGCTTCAGCTGGTGCAGATTCCTCAGCAGGAGCCGAATCTTCTGCGGGTGCAGATGATTCTTCAGGAGCTGATTCAGCGGGTGCGGAGGCCTCTGCGTTTTCCTCTGCAGGAGCATCGGTGTCAGCAGATTCGTCAACAACCTTGCTTTCTTCATCTACGTTTGAGTTCATAGTTGTTTCGTGATCCTCCGCAACACTCTGTGGCGCGAGAACATCAGCGCCTCCGCATCGATTGCAGTGTTCACCGGATTCCCACGCATGGCCATTTGAGCATTGTTTCATGATCGTAATCAATTAATTGATAAATTCACACATACATATTTTATAGCATCTCGCTCGGCATGCCAAGCGATCGGAATGTGGATAACTAGATGTTGCGCCAGTCGCCACTTTCCTCTATCTGGTCAAGAGTCTGATTCACGGATTTTGTGAAGATTTCGTCAGGGTCGAATCCTACCGTCTGATTGGGATCAATCATATAGCTGTTGGGTTTGGTTTCGATTTCAGGCTGAACGATACTGCCCATGCCGGCAAATCGGCTCATGCCAACGCGCCAGCACACTGTGGCAAGCGCCCGGTGATCACGTCCGCTTCGTATCCATTTGTAACCCTTGACCACATTCGTTTCAGGATCAAGCACCTTGGTCTTTGAGAGGTTATTCCAGTCGAGATAATATTCAAACCAATCTTCTTCAACCCCATGCACAGGTATTCTCTTAGTACGAAATTCATCAACCGTGAGTTGGATTGAGCGATTGCGATCGATAACCACGGACCCTTGCTCGTCTTTGGTTCCCCAATTAAACAGCTCATTTTTCTTGCGGTCACCGCCAAAGTATACAAGGATCACTCGACCCGGCCAGCGCGCCACGAAAGCTCTCGAACCAATCAAGTCACCGCCAGCATCAATCATAGCAATGGCTTTCGGCCAGCGCTTCATGAAGCCGTCAAGCGTGCCGTAGTCATCGCAGTCGCCATGATGAAATAAGCCTTTGGCATTACCAAGAACGAAGTCGAGACGTAGGCCAGTGTCTATGCCGATCACGATACGTTCATCGGCTCCCGGCG